AAGAAGATTCTAGAGAGTCGTTTGAATCTAAATTAAAAATGTTAAAAGAGGAAATTGAAAATTCTTATAAAGCAGCTAATTTAAGTTTACAATATAAAGTACATATAGATCCTTCTCAAGTCACTGATTTCGAAGCTAAATTAAAAGGAGAAGCGCCTGAAAAAGAAATTATTCCTTCTACTAATAATGAATCTATTTTAATGCAAGATTCACAAGGGAAACAATATCAAATTCCAACTAACGAAGTTAATGATGCCTTACAAGATGGTTTAATTCTTGTGGAAGGTTAACATTGAGTAGATGGGACAAATATAGAGTTGAAGAAGATACTAAACCTTTAAATAATAAATGGGATAAATATAAAGTAACTCCTGTTGCCCCTATTGTACCTGAAAAAGAAGGTGATTCATGGCCTGCGCTTATTGGTAAGTCTGCATTAAAAGGTTTTTCAAGTATAGCTGATTTACCAGCTTTATCAGCTAAAGCTACTGAAAAGATTATTAATTTAGGACGTAAAACTTCCGGTAATCCTTCCGAGGTTTATTGGGCTGCTCAAAATCCAAACATTACTAATGTTCCTAAAATTACTACTGATAAAAATATCCCTGAAACTAATTATAGTGATTATGTTCCATCAGGAGAATCTCTAAAATCAGGAATAAAAAATTATACAGGTGTAGATTTAGAACCTAATCCTAGTAGCCCTGCTCAAAGAATTGTTGCACAAGGTGCTGATTTTGGAGCTGCTATGTTACCATGGAATTGGAAAGCCAAAGGACAAAATTTATTTAATCAATTTAAAAACGCAGCTAAAGCTTCAAAAGGAGCAACTGCTGTTGGTTTAGGATCTGGTACTTTACAAGAATCAGGAGTAAATCCTTTTGCAGCTGATGTTATATCTAGTGTTGCAGTTCCTCATTTTAAAGCTCCTTCTTTAAATGGAATAAAACAATTTCCTGCAAATATAATTGGAAAGACAGCTACGAAACTTGCTGGTTTAGGTCCAAATAAAATAAATGTAAAAGTTGCAGAAGCTGCGAAAGATCTTGGAATAAAACTACCTGCTACTGCTCTTACTGATAGTACTTTAACGGGTCTTATTGATCAAACTGTATCTAAAACTCCATTTTTTGGCAATCTTTTAAAAACTAAATATGATCAAGTTAAAGAGAAAGTTCATAAAAATCTTGAAAATATTTATGATCAAATAGGTCCTACAAGAACTCCCGAAGTAACTAAAAAAATTAATGATAATTATAAAAATACCGGAAAATTATTACCTGAGAAGGCCGTTACAGTACCTACCCATACCGCTAAAGCACTTAATGAATTAAATGATTCATTTTATGCAGATATTTCTTCTCCCGATAGAGTAAAAATAAAAGCTTATGTTAATGATTTAAAAAGTAAGATTGATCCTAAGATAACAACTCAACATGGCGACATAAATATACCCTTACAAGATTATGCAGTTAGAAAACTCATAGATGGAAAGGTAATGATTAATGATATTGTTTATGATTTAAAAGGTGACTCATTAGAACGTTTAAAAAACATTAATCATGCTATTAGTGAAGATATTGCTGAATATGGAAAGAAAAACCCTGAATGGTATAAAAAATTTAAAGAAGCTGATAAATTTTATGGGGATGTAGCTAAAAGAGAAAATACTGAAAAATTATTAAGAAACCAAGCTACAATGGATGATGCAGAAGAATTATCTTATGCTGCTTTAAATAATTCGATTAATAATAAACAAAATTTAAATTTAATCCAAAGAAACACTACCCCTGAAACTTTTGAAAAAATAAAGAAATTAGGGATAGTTTCAAAAGCTATGGTACAAAAAAATAGAAGGGTACCTAATCCTTCAGGTACAGCTCTTACAAGTTTAACTGTTTCCGCAGGTTTAGGACTAGTAGCAACGTTATTTGATAATCCAAGTGAAATAATCACAGGAGGAGGTTTAAGTACAATTATAGGAACAGCAGCAGCCACTTCTCTTTTAACTGATGAAAGAGTAGTAGATTTATCTTTGAAACTTGCACAGGAAAAAGGTAAAGCAAAATTAGTTACTGCAATGAAGTTAAATAAACGTGTAAAAGATATCACGGGCTATACATTAAATAGTATTTATCGAGCTTCTAGGAATTTGAATAAAGAGGAAGAACAAGATGAATTACAATGATTTAAAGAATTTAATGATAGCTTATACTAATAGGAATGAACCTGTATTCATTACTCAAATCCCTAATTTAATTAATCAGGCTTTGAGTAATATTTATAGTAGAGCAAAAACTATTGGTTTTCAGAAAACAACAGAAGGAGTAATGTTACCAAATATTCCTTATATTTCAAAACCATTAGATTATAAGTCTACTATAAATTTACAATATATTAATAATTCAAATATTGTATTTTTATTACCTAGAAGTTATGAATTTTGTACTACTTATTGGCCAGATGAAGAAATTTCTAATGAAAATGCTCCTCCTGCTTTTTATTCAGCTGATATGAATGTACCTCAAAATGACGCAGGTGGTACTCCTCCACGTATTTATATAGCACCTACACCTGCTATTGCTTATCCGTATTCACTTACATATTTGAGTTTTCCTCCTATATTTGATGATCAAAATAGTACTAACTTTTTAACAGATAAGTATCCAAACCTGTTGATATATGCATGTATGGTACAGGCTATTCCATTTTTAAAATCAGATGAAAGAGCTAATTTATTTACCTCTTTATATGAAAAAGAATTAGAAAATATAAATAAAGATACAGTTGAAAGATATACTGATCGTGTTACTAAACGTAATAAGGATTAAGCATGGCTAATCAACTTTATCCTTTAATTTACAAACCTGGTATAAAAAGAGATGGTACGACCTTTCAAGCTGATTTCTGCACAGATGGTCAATGGGTAAGATTCCAACGGGGTAACATCCGTAAGATGGGAAGCATGCAAGGTATGAAAGGAATAGGTAGAGAAAATACCAACGGAAAACCTACAACGACTAATATTACTATATTACCTGAAAAGGGAAATACTAGTGATATGCAAGTTTATTTAGCTAATTCAAGTGGCATTAATCGTGTTAGAACTACCCAAGGAGTAGCAAATTCTGTTTATAATAATATATATGTTGCAAATAATGATAATCTAATTTGGAAATCTGAAATTATTATACAAAATGATAATAAACATATTGTATATGTAGGTTCATATAATAAATTTAATATTAGTGATGAAATTCCTTCTACTTTAGTATCAGGGGTTATAGGGCAAAATTTAAAAGATTTAGTTAATCCACCTAAAGATCAAAGAGGGATATGTGGGGCATTATTCGCATCAAATTATCTATTTTTATATGGCTCTAATGGATTGGTACAATGGAGTAAGTTAAAAGAACCTCTTGATTTCACAGATTCACAAAATCGAAATATTACTATTAGTAACGATCAAGTTGTTGATGCTAAATCTATTCGTGGGGGTACAAATAGCCCTACTATATTATTTTGGACTTTGTCTTCAGTTGTAAGATGTATAAATACCCCTGATACTGGTGGTAATTTACAATTTCAAATAGATGTAATGTCTAAGAGTTCATCAATTTTATCTACCAGATGTGTAGTAGAATATGATGGATTATTTTTCTGGCCTGGTACTAATAGATTCTTTCAATATAACGGTATTGTACAAGAATTAGCAAATACTATGAGTCTAAATTATTTTTATAATAATTTAGATATGAGTAGGCGTCAACAAGTAGTAGGGGTTAAAAATACTCAATATGGGGAGATCTGGTGGTTTTATCCTGAAAGAATGAATGCTCCAAATAGAGATCCTAATATTCCTGAAGGAGAAAATAGTAGAGCTATTATATATAATATAAGAGAGAACGCTTGGTATGATACAATTATAAGTAGGTCAGCTGCTATTTATTCTGAAGATTTCGGGTTTATGGCAAGTTATGGTTATCCGTTAAGTGCTCCTGAAAATGGAAATACAGCATTATTTAGACATGAGTATGAATATTTGACAGTTAATCCAAATGAAATAACTGAGAATTTTATATTAAGTGATGGAACTGAAAAAAAAGTAGCTATTCCTTCTTTTTTTACTACACCTGTATTTTCATGGGCAGCATTTAATCCTATGAAACAATTAACAGGTTCTGATAGATGGATGTTACTTGTTACTATTGAGCCAGATTTTATCTTATTACCTGCAAATCCTGATTTAAAAGTCATTATTAATACCAAACAATATGCTCAAAATATAGCTATCTCATCAGATAATTTTGATGTTCCTCCTTTGCAAGTATTACAAGGACCTATAAGTTCTAATGATATACTTGATTGTAAAATTGATACTTGTTTCCAAGGTAGGCATATGACCTTAACTTTTACAAGTAATCTTAGTAATTTCGAAATGGGACATGTAATGCTAAGTTTAGGTTTAGGGGATGGTAAATGATAAAAGTAATATGGCCACATAATATTACTTTTAAATATTGGGCGGCTTGTTTAGTAGCAGATTTTCCAAATGAAAATTTACCAATACCAAATGATGAGAAAAATTGGCAAGAATGGGGAACTATAGTAGCAGGGACTGGAGTATTTCAAAGAGCTACAATACCTGCACCACTTAGTTTTAAAGAAGGAACAAAGAAAGAAGTTTTTACTGATTGGGAGAAATGGGCAAAAATTGTTTATACAATAATGTCCGATAATTTTAACGTAATTGAATAAGAGTAATAAAATGTTAAATACTATGCAATTCCCAACAATGTTTGGTCAAAATAATAACAATCCTTATATGGGTAATAATGATTTTTCTTCATCTCAGCAATTACCAAATCCTATGGCTGGTGATATGACAGAAGATAATTTATATCCAATGGAATCACAATATAACAATAATTCTGTACCTACTAATTTTGCAGAAGGTGGAAGGGTAGAAAAAAAACCTAAACATAATCCATATCATTCTATGGCTGAAATGGTCAGATTACAAGGTAAAGGAGAAGATAGTATCCTTGCTCATATTAATCCGTTAGAAGCTATGATGTTAAAGCAAATGGGCGGTAAAGGTACAATAAATAAAAAAACAGGCCTTCCCCAATTTGGATTTTTAAACAAACCTGGTAAAGCTTTAAAAAGTATAGCAGGGGGTGTAGGTGGATCTATTTTAGGTAATATGCTTATGCCAGGAATAGGTGGCGTTATAGGTGGAGGCTTAGGACAAGGGTTACAACACAAAGCACGCGGTAAATCTTTTGGTCAAGGACTATTAAATGGAGCAATGACAGGTGCATCCTTACCAACAATTGCTACATTAGGTGGAAGTGGTTTAAATTATTTAGGTGCAAATAATGCTGGTAATTATTTAAGTGATTATGGAAGTGCTAATTCTTTATTACCTTCATTAGGGATAGGTACATCTAATACTATACAATCTAATACTCCTATTAATTCTTCACCTTTGGGAGGTATATTATCTTCTGCTGGTAAAGGAATAGGCAGTACTGGTGTATCTGCAGGTTCAAATGCTGCAGCACCTGAAAGTTTTACTGATATGTTAATGGATAATAGTAAGAAATTTTTATCTAAACCTAAAAATCTTCTAACATTAGCTTCTGTTGGTGGAAGTATGTTAAATAAACCTAAAGAAAAAAGTCCTGAAAGACTTGCAGCAGAACAAAAAAGATATTTACAAGCATCCATGCTTACACCTGCTGAAAGAGCAGCATTAGAAGCTGATTTATTAGCTCAAAGACAAATGGAACGTAGAATTGCATTAAGGCAATATCTTCCTGAAGAATTATTTGAAGCAAAACCTGTTTATAGAAAAACAAATACACCTGAAGAATATAAGAAAACGGGAAATTGGTTAAAATATTATGATAATCCTTCTTTTAGTGGTGCAGCTTTACCAATGAAAAAAGGAGGGCAAGTACCCCATATGATCATTGAAAGTGAAGAAATAATAGCTACTCCTAATAAAGGTAAATTCTTAAAAGGACATACTAAAGGACAAGATGATCAAATCGATGCAGCTTTATCTGATGGTGAATTTGTTATACCTGCGGATGTTGTATCACATATTGGGGATGGTAATAGTACAGCAGGTGGTAAAGAATTTTATAAACTTATTAAGAATGTACGTAAAAGCAAAGGAATGCCTAATAAGCTTCCTCCTAAAGCTAAATCAATATTAGAATATATGAGGTAAATATGGGATTTTTTAAGAACCCTTTAAAAGCAATTACAAATTCATTAGGGGGAGTAGGGGGGGCAGCTATAGGTAATATTATTGCTCCTGGGATAGGGGGGGCACTTGTAGGGGGTGCCTTAGGACAAGGATTACAACACAAAGCACGTGGTAAATCACCTATACAAGGTATGATTAAAGGAGGAACATACGGAGCTGGATATCCTATTGTAAGTTCTGTTATACCAAATGTTTTTGAAAAAAGACGTAATTCTTCACATTCTAATCAACAAGCACAACAATCTCAATTGCCTGTTGCACCACCAAGAAGTTCTCAATTTTTATCTAATGAACAATTATCTCAAAAACTTAGAAATAGATTAGCTGCTGATTCATTAGCGTTAAATAATTCTAATTATCCTGCTTATAAAGGTGAGATGGTTGCACCTGAGTCGGCTCTTACTCAAAGGGCAAGATCACTTAGACAAGAAAATATTAATAAACCTCTTCCTTACTCTAAAAAAATTGGGACAATGTTAAATAAGGAAGCTACAGGTTTTTCACCAGAACAAAGTAGAGCTTTACTTGATATAATTGGAAGAGGGGGGCAAGATCAAAACGAAGTCTTAAATAGATTACAAAAACAATTTGGTAAAAATTATGGATATGAAAATGAAAGAGCAGATAGATTACAAGATAAAATAGGAAGAGACATTGGGCGTGCTGAGAAAAATACCATATCTAATTTTGAAAGACTTAATAATGAGTTTAAGGATGTAGAAAATAGACGTAATATGGATGTAGCAAGAGCTTTTCATGATGCCGGTTTACAAAAAAGCGGAAGAAGAAATGCTCTTATTAATCAGTTAGAAGATTTTGGACAGCAAGATTATGCTTTAAGAAATATGCAAAATATGGCTAAAAGAGATGCTTTTGATGAAGAAGTACAAATGCCGGGGAGGAAAATAGCTATTGCATCTAAAGCTTTAAACGCTCTTGGTAATGCAGAAGATCATCCAAGCTTGTTAGAAGCACGCAATAAAGAATTACAGAGAATTCAAAATGCATATAATGCCCCTCATATGAATTATCCCGGGCAAAGGGTTATAGGAATGCAACCTGAAAGTCAACAGGCTATGAGTAATGCTCTTTCTTTAAGTCCTAATTATAGAGATTCTTATTATGCGCAACGTAAAGATATTGAAAGAAATGCTTTAAATAATAGTTTACCTGATCAAGCCTTTAATGCTATTCCTGGTGCTGTAAATCCATTGATGGAAAATCTTGATTATCTAACTAAACAACAACTGAAGAAACAATCTAAAGAAATTGCGGGTAAGCATGTAAGATTAGGTTCTTATGGATCTGGGGCTCATAAAGCTGAAACTGAAAGATCTTTAAGAGAAATTCTAAACAGAGTACGTCAGGAAAGAGAAGGAGCTTTAACAGGTGTTACTAAAGGTGAAACCTCTTTAGCTACAAGAAGAGAACAAACAGGTCTTACAAAACATAGAATGATGGATATGTTAGGTTCTCAAGAATTTGGTAATCTATTAGATAGAAATAACCAATTAAATAATATTGGTTTTAATAAAAGAAGTCATAAGCAAGCTGAAGAAAATGCAGCTTTAAGGGAATGGTATGCACAATTGCAACATAGTATGGAAGGTGCTAATCCAGGGGCATATAGTAATTTAGCTAAACAATATAATACTAATGTACCTTCTTTATTTAATAGACCCCAAGCTTACAATAATAATTTACAAGCTTTTAACCAATATAAAAATACTACTAAACAGGGTCTAACTGATCCTGTATCTAGGAAACAATTAGAGGAATGGGAAGAACAACAAAGACAATCTCTTATGGGAGGAGGTTATAGTCCTCAATATGGATCTTATGATAATTTAAGATCTCAAGCATTAGCATTAGCAAGAGCTACACCGGTATTTTAATTTATGAAGAATGATTACGACAGAAATTGGTTAGAAAATTATAAAGTTATCCCTAAAACAGATAACGCAATTTATAAGAATTATCAAAATCCTGCTATGAATAGTTGGGATAGACAAATGGCAAGCTTAAGTCCAGCTCAGAAGAATAGGTATAATCAATTTTTAAATACTATCCCTTCTGAGTTACAAGGCTTATCAGCTGCAAATATGCAGAAATACCTACAAGATGTTGATGAGAAACAAAATGCATTAGCTCATGAAAGAGCAGGTTATGAATCTCAAATTAAAAAGATACAAAATGATGAAGCACAAAGAAATGCGCAATGGCTAGCTCAACGTCAAGCTCAACGTCAAGCTCAACAAGATAGAAACAGAATAGCAGAGATGAATACATGGAGACTAAACCCATATGCATGGACTAATACTGCTATAATGCGTTTCCGTCATGCAGGTCCTCATCTTGAATATTTGATGAGTACAGGATTACCTTTTAACCAAGCGTTTGAAAAACTAATGCAAGATAATTTTTATGCTGGTCATAGTGGCAGTTATCTTAATAATAGTGGTGGCAGAGGATGGCCTCAAGAATCACTTAGTCATTTTTTAAGAACTTATGGACATGAAGGATTTAAATTTTTACGTGGTCATGTAAGCTTTTAATTTATAATACCCTATTGACTTTTACATAATAATTATGTAAATTAACGTTATAGTTAATTAAATGGAGGTTTAATTATGATTGATCGTATAACAGTTAAAGTTAATAATTATATAAAAGAATGTATTCAAGATATTAAAGAAGTAATTCAATTTATTATTGATGTACTAATGGTAATAGCAATAACTATATCATTAACCTATACATTAATGGTTCCTAATTTATTTACATTTCTTATATCTACATTTTTAGCATATTGGGGATATTATAGAGATAACGAATTAATTATAATACTATATGTTATTTTAATGTCTGTAATAACATTTTATAATATCACTACATAATTTACGAGTAGGAAAGTCCTTTGTTGCTTTTTTCATTCTTTCCTACTCTCCATATTTATGAACGGGGAAGGTTTTTTTGATCATGATTTCCTCCCTTCTCTGTTCGCCCTATACCTTCTTTAAAGCATTTAATAAAATATTTTGATCTATATTTTTGTTATTTAATACTTTCATTATTATTTCATCAATACAATTTTCAACTATTATATGATTTATAATTACTGGTTTTAATTGTCCTATTCTATGTAATCTAGCATTAAATTGTAAATAATCTTCAAGATTCCATGTTAAACCAAACCATATAATTATATGCCCTCCATGTTGTAAATTAAGACCTTTACCACTACTAGCAGGATGACATAATAATAGTTTTATCTTTCCTTTATTCCATAAATCTATATTTTTACCGTCTTTATCTATTACAACTGCATGTTTAAATCGTTTTTGAAGACGTATGAGATCACTTTTATAGTTATAAGCTACAAGAATGTTCTCATTAGGATTATCTTCTATAAGCTCCTCTAAAGCATCTAATTTTGTATTATGTATCTCTATAATATTTTTATCTTCGTCATAAATAGCACCATTACAAAATTGTAATAATTTATTACTTAGAGTAGCAGCATTAAATATTGTTATTTCAGTATTTCCAATATTAGCTGTAAATTCTTTTTTTATTTCATTATAAAGTTTTAATTGAGATAAAGGTAACTTTACTTTAGTAACAAGTTCAATCTTATCGGGTAATTGAATATAATCTTCATATCCCATAGATAAAGTGATATCAGATATTTTATTTAAAATATTTTCACGAGAGATAGGCGTATAATTATATCCATAATAATCACAGAAAAAAAATAGTTCTTTATAAACATTGAATGTGCTTCCTAAGCGTTCCCCTTTGTCTAATAAAAATATTTGTGACCATAAATCTAAATATCCATTAGGGGAAGGGGTACCAGTAAGTTCAATCATATATTCATAATTGAATTTTTTTAAAGATTTGAATCTTTTAGAAGAAGAACTTTTAAAACTAGAACTTTCATCAATTACAATTAAATCCCAATTGATTTTTTTTATACTATAAAGCCAATAAATATTTTCTCTATTTATCAAATAAATATCAGATTTTTTTTCTAATGCTTTTAATCTTTCCTTTTCATTTCCAGTAACAATAGAATAACTGAGATGATTAAGATGAGACCATTTGCTTATTTCTTCATGCCAGACATTATTCACTACCCTAAGAGGTCCTATGATAAGTATTTTTGATATAGAAAATTGATCAAGTAGTTTAGAAATAACTGTTAAAGATATAACAGTTTTACCCATTCCCATTTCAAGGAATAATGCACATTTCTTTTTTTCTAATATAAAATTGATAGCCTTATTTTGGTAGGGATGTAAATCTTTAGGTGTATTCATTAATTAATAATTTTCCTGTCTCATAATCATCAATAACACTTATATCTACATTTCGTAATTTAAATTTATTAATAGTAATAGCCTGTAATTTTGTAGGTAATTTATTTTTACGTTTAAATTCAATAAAAAAAATCTTACCTGTAGGGCTTATAAAAAGTCTATCCGGTACAGATCTATTACAAGGCGATGTAAATTTATATGCTAAGAAATTTTTATCAATAGCATATTTTACAACTTTTTTTTCTATTTCTCTTTCAAGCATTTAATCAGTTTTATTAAGTTCTATCAAGTTCTCATATTTTAATTTTTGAATTTTTATATTTATATCATTTAAATCGGTAAACATATAGGAAATTAACATCTCTGCTACTTCTAAATAACCTTCCTCAATAGCAGCATGTAATGCTGTTTTTTCAAAAAAATGACCTCCTTCATAATCACTAATAGTCTTAAATAATGTTTCTTTTTTTAACAGAGGAATAACAAATTTACATAATTCACTAACTATTTCCTCGTTACCTTCATATATTATTTGATGTAATAAATAATAATCGTATCTATGATTGCATATTCCGTTAAGTTCTTCTTCGCTCTTTTTTAAAATATATTGTTGTTTTATTATTTCTAAATCATCTATATCCCTAATAGCATAACATAGCTCTACTTCACCTTTGTCTAAAAGTTCTTTATACAAATCCATTATTTCTCGTTCAAGCATTTCTATATTATAAAAATATTCCTATAATTATTACCGTATAGTTTTCTATATATGTCTTTAATTTGTTCATTATTTATATTTCTCAATTAAAGACATAAAATTATTTTTAATATTATATATCCCATATATTAATATAGTAATAACTATAGAATAAAAAACTTTAAATAATAAATCATATGATACTATCATTAAACATTTATTTAGAGAAAATTTACCTAAAAGGCTCATCCCAACTATTAATGTATCTATTATAGAAGAACATATTAATACAATGAAATTTCTTAAAGGAAAATTAAATTTATATCTAAGATAATCAGATAAATTAACACCGATATAAGTAGATATAAATAATGATAAAAAAGAAATTATTACCAATAAATCTATATGGGTTCTACTTAATAAAATGATATTAGGTAATACACAAGCCGTAACAGCAAACATAGCTTCATTCTTATTATATACTTCAGATAATAAATTTATAGTTAATGCTAGTAAAATATATATACCTGAACAAAACATTACTTTTGAACTCATATTAAGTAAGGCAGTTAATATGAATAAAAATATAAATATTGAGGAAGTAAATAATATTGTTATTATAGTTTCTTTTAATTCGTTATACATTTTATCCCTAAATTTTTTAACATCTTATAGCTTTTATCTATATACTTTTTAAAATCAATATCAAGTATTTTTTCACCTTTTAATTTCATAAGAGGTTTTGCACCATCACTAT